ACTTATTCGTGGGGACAGTTTCTAACACTTAGTCCCCACACCAGTTCTTTACACAACCACCGAAATGTGCTAAAGTGTTTATAATATCGAAAATGTACGATTTGTCGATATTCGTGTTAGGCAGTTATTTTATTTGTCGTTAATTGTTTATATCGGCGCGATGCCCCCCCTTATATAAAAACGCCTAACTACCCTAACCTACAGAGGTGACAAAACGCGAGAGTGATTTCGAGTTTACAAAAAAAATTTTTGCCATGAAAAAAGCGCCCTATTGGAATTTTTGGAGAGTTGTTTTTGCAGGATGGTTAATAAGATATCCTGGAAAATTCATCCGCCCTCTCGGAATACTGGCAGGGTTTTTTCTTGTCTTGATATATAATGCACTAATGAATTAAAAAGCAACAAAAAAATTTTCGGAGGAAAAAATTGTATGAGTAAGATTTATCACATTTATGCGAAAGGTGAGGTATTATATCACAATTTAAGTGAGCAACAATTCCAAGATACCTGGCAGCAACTCCAAGGTATGGTAGGCTTGATGAAAACTGACTATAGTAGGGAGGATCTCTCATACGAAACTGTGCATTTACTCACAGAAGGAAGATATACGGAACCGAAAGGTGGCCCATCATATTGACAACTACATAACACTGAACTATAATTGAACTGAAGTTTATTCCAACTCATGGCAAAAGGATTTACTGTTAAGACTGTTCCACCTAAAAAGTCAAAAGGACCTGAATGGGACATTGAGGCGATTAAGGAGCGAATGAAAGGTAAGAAGATTGTATTCTGTCTACCTGGGCGCGGTTGCTCGTTTGTATTTTTAAAGAACTTTGTACAACTATGTTTTGACATGGTACAAAACGGTATGAGTATTCAGATCAGTCAAGATTACTCATCCATGGTTAACTTTGCACGTTGTAAGTGTTTAGGTGCAAATGTATTGCGTGGCCCTGATCAAATTCCATGGGACGGCAAACTAGAGTATGATTATCAGTTGTGGATTGATAGTGATATTGTCTTTACTACTGAGAAGTTCTGGCAATTGTGTGACATGGCATTGAATGATGAAGGTGAAGAGAAAGAGATTGTTGCTGGATGGTATTCTACAGAAGATGGTAGTACTACTTCCGTTGCACACTGGTTAGAAGAAGATGACTTCCGTCAGAACGGTGGTGTAATGAATCACGAAACTGTCGATTCGATCTCAAAACGTAGGAAACCATTCACTGTTGATTACACAGGATTTGGATGGGTAATGATTAAGAAAGGAGTATTTGAGAATACTGAAATGAAGTATCCATGGTTTGCTCCTAAGATGCAAATCTTTGAAAGTGGTGCAGTTCAGGACATGTGTGGTGAGGATGTATCATTCTGTTTAGATGCTATTGAAGCAGGATATGAGATCTGGTGTGATCCACGTATTCGAGTTGGGCACGAAAAAACTCGTGTTATCTGATTATTCTTATTAAATTATTGAGGTAAATTATGGCAGTACGTTCTAAAGTTGGAATTATTAAGGACGGGTTTATGCCCGGTACCCCCAAAAAAACTCGTCAAGGATCAGGTAAGCATACGAAGTATGCCGCGACATCTCGTAATGAAAAGCGTAAAACTTATCGTGGCCAAGGACGTTAAACGTTAATGGAAAATTGTCAATTAGAGGATGTATTTCCTTCACCCATTTTTAGAATTAAAATGGGATGGGATACATCCTTTCTTTATGAGAAATGTATTGAGTTAAGAAATAAAGATAGAGATAATAATATAGAAAAATCAAATGTTGGTGGATGGCAATCGCGATCAATTATTAATTGTGATTACATTTTAGATTCTGATCATATTAGACATTTAAGTGGTGTTATCAATAGTTGTAGTGAACATATAGGATTACCCAAACTTGAAATTGATAATTACTGGGTTAATATTAATGGATATAAAGATTATAATTCATTTCATGATCATCCCCGTAGTATATTAAGTGGAGCATATTATATTAAAACACCAGAAAATTGTGGTGCGATTGAATTTAGTCATCCAATGACTGCTATATTGCAACGTGACTGGGATCATCAAAATATTGCTTTTAATAGATTTACATCATCATTATGGAAATATCGGGTTTCTGAAGATTCACTTCTCTTATTTCCTTCATGGTTAAATCATAGAGTTCTTCCTAATTTAAGTTCAGAAGAAAGAGTATCAATATCCTTCAATTCAACGTATAGTAAATAAAGGTAACAGTATTGTTATTTTATGGCAGCGTTAATTTGCAATCTTCCCTCAGTAGAAGTGTGGGTAAGAAAAGAATATCTAACTGATCATCAATCTGGTTGGGGTGAGTATGTAAAGGGCGTTTGGGTATCGGCTAAGTCGATTCCCGGACGTGCTTTTTATTTTGAAACATACTTACCAGAATATGCAGCAATGTATGATAAGTTACCAATAAGTGCGTTTCTTTCGGAACCGAAGAAACCTGATCCTGATATGAGTTTACAGAATTTACAATTTTGGAACTGTATGGATTATGGTGTTGTCGCAATTACAAAGCAGTTTATTGGTAGTATGGACTATGAAGTCTATACAAGAGATCATGGTACAATGAAAGGAACATATGTTTGTACCATTGATAATTATCATCAAGATCCTGATGTAATTGATTATGCTACTAGTGAGAATCCAGCAGAACATAAATCGCATAATTTAATTGAATTAGTTAACGGACAATATTGTCTGTATCCTAATAACAGAACAAGAATATATGATAATAGTTTGACACCTGAGAATCCAAAGATTCCAGACTTTAAGGTATCAACTGAGTATTATCAAGTTGAGAATGGTTATGAAAGAATGGGACTTGGTGATCAAGAAAGTTATTTCTGGAAAACTGCTCAGGAACGAGATAAATAAAGCATAATTGCTTGTAAATAGGGTGCCGATAGAACGTGCCAGTAAATCATTTAAAGACATTTCGATGTCTTTTAAAGTAAGTCCGCTTACTTATGATTTGATTGCAAATAAAAATGAAACTGCAATAGCACGTTCAATTCGTAATTTAATCCTCACTGCTCCTGGTGAACGTCCATTTAATCCTGAATTAGGATCACAAGTGAGTCGTTTATTATTTGATCCTATTGACGATATTACAACTGACGCTTTAAAGGAGCAGATCGAAAATACAATTAATAATTTTGAACCTAGAGTAAGATTGCGTCAAGTGGTAGTTCAACCAAACTTCGATGCAAATGAATATGATATCTCTATTCGTTATGACATTGTTGGGATAGAAGCAACTCCTCAACAATTATCATTCGCATTACAACAGACACGATAATGGCACTAGTCAACTTTGCCAATTTAGACTTCGATCAGATCAAACAGTCAATTACTGATTATCTGCGAACGAATTCTAATTTCACTGATTACGATTTTGAAGGATCTAATCTTTCAACAATTATCGATGCGTTAGCGTATAATACGTATATAACCTCATATAATGCCAATATGGTATCTAATGAGGTATTCATTGATTCCGCCACCCTCAGGGAGAACGTGGTGTCTCTGGCGAGGAATATTGGTTATACTCCTAAGTCTGCTAAATCTGCTAGAGCAAATATAACGTTTATTGTTGATACTGCTGATTACGCTATCAAACCTCAAACTATAACTCTAAACAAAGGAATTGTAGCAGTATCAAATGGGCTTGGTAATGAAAGTTATACATTCTCCATTATGGAGGATATTACAGTACCAGTAATAGATAATATCGCAACTTTTGCTAATATTGATGTATACGAAGGATCATATTTAACAGCAGAATATGCATATAATACATATGATCCTAATCAAAAATATATTTTAGAGAATCCAAATATTGATACTTCAACAATTAATGTAATTTGGAAACCGTCTGAAAGATCTTCGGTAAAAAGAAAATATCACTTATCTAATTCTTTATTTGAAATTGATGGTAACTCTGCAGTATATTGGATTCAAGAAATTGAAGATCAAAGATATGAATTAATTTTTGGTGATGGTGTATTTGGACGTGCATTACAAGAACCAAACTTTATCAGTGTCGCATATATTGCAACTAACGGTTCAGTTGGTAATGGAATTGACTCTCTTAATTTTAATGGTAAATTAACAACATCTAGAGATAATGTAGAAATTAAAGCAGGTATTTCTAGAATAACTGTAAATACACCCTCTTTTGCAGGAGATGATGTTGAAAGTGTTGAATCAATTAAAAAGTACGCACCTCAAACCTACGCATCTCAGAACAGAGCAGTAACTTCTACTGATTACGAATATATTATTCCTAAGATCTATCCAGAAACAGAATCTATTTCTGTATTCGGTGGTGAAGAATTAAATCCACCACAATTCGGAAGAGTATTTGCAAGCATCAAACCAATCAATGGTGCTTACCTTTCTAACTTAGTTAAAGATAATATTAAAAGAGAAATCAAAAAATACTCAGTTGGTGGTATTGATTTGCAGATAACTGATTTGAAATATCTTTACATTGAAGCACTTGTTAATGTTTACTATAATTCAAATGATGCAAATAATGAAAGTCAGATAACTTCTATCGTCTCTCAAAATATTAATAGATATTCCAATTCAACTGAAGTTAATAAGTTTGGAGCAAGATTTAAATATAGTAAATTTTTAAATGTTATTGACAATAGTAATTCTGCTATTACCTCTAATATTACTACAATTCAAATGAGGAGAGATCTCAGAGCATCTCTTAATACGTTTGCTGAATATGAAATTTGCTTTGGTAATAGATTCCACATTGTCAATCATGGACATGGAACTCATAGAGGTAAAATTGGATACAATATTAAATCTTCAGGATTCCAGGTAAGTGGAGTTGCTGGAACCGTTTATCTAGTTGATAAGACAGATTTTTCTTTAGAAACAGGATCAATTGATTTAATAAGATTAAAGTCAGCAACTGAAGCTACTATTGTTAGGAGAAATATTGGTACTATTGATTACATAAAGGGTGAAATTAAACTGAATCCCATCAATATTATTTCCACATCTATAAGCAGAGACTTCCCCATAATTGAAATTTCAGCTGTGCCATATTCAAATGATATTATCGGATTACAGGATCTTTATATTCAACTAGATACTAATAACATAACAATAAATTCTATTAATGATAGGATTGCTTCTGGTTATGATATATCAGGATCTGACTATATTGTTTCTTCAAGTTTTGCAAATGGAAGTTTAGTGCGTGGAGTAGTTGATGCGATAGCAATAAATCAAACACCAAACGTTCAATCAACTACATCGAGAACAAATTCTACTTATACTCCACCATCTAACAATCGTACAACTACTCGTACAACTACACCTAGTGCAACCACAAGTTCAACATCTTCAAGTTCAACATCTTCAAGTTCAACATCTTCAAGTTCAACATCTTCAACTTCCACTCCTACTTATTCATACTAAAGACGTAAGATGATATCAACCGATTTACAGCGAGTACAGATTCAGGATATTATTGAGTATCAGTTACCTGCATTTGTAAGGGATGATTTTCCACTTGTTGGTGAATTTTTAAAGCAGTATTATATTTCTCAAGAATATTCAACTGCACCTTCTGATATCATACAGAATATTGACGAATACGTCAAACTTGAAACTCTTCTAGAAGGAGAAGATGAAACTCGTCTTGATGTTGATATTGATTTTAGCGATTCAACTATAAATGCAACTTTTGATTTACGTAATGATCAGTTTGGTACTTATAAATTTCCAGAGAGATATGGAC